GACTTTGTTGGTGCTGCTGGTCTTGCTGTGCTAATTGTTGTTGACCTTTTTGAGCCTCGATCTGGGCTTGAACTTGCTGTGACTGTTGATCAAATTGTTGTTGCTGCACTGCTAATCCATGTTGACGGATATCTTGGTTAGCAGCTTGGATTGCTTCCATGGCAGATTGATCTTGCTCTGCTTCTAACTGAGCCTGGATCTGATCCATCTGCGCGCCTGCTGTGATCATTGCCACACGTTCTTTAGCAGCATTGTTGATGTTTGCCATCGCAATGTCTGTAGCATTGCGTTGGTTATCGATGCTGGTCTGTGTGCTGTACTTAGCTTGTAATTCTTGAACTTTTTGTTGCAATTCAGCAATCTTAAGCTGGTAAGTTTGCTGGTCTTGCTGCATCTCGAGCTGCATCTTAGCCTGGGACTCTTGTGACTTGCGTTGAGTCTCAGCCATCTGGGTCTTAAGAATAACCTGGGCGGTAGGATCAGACATAGCAGCAGACTGTTGCTGTTGTTGTTGGGCTTGAGCTACTTTTTGTGCCAATGCTGCAATTTGCTGCACGTACTGCGCCATGTTTTCTTTAGAGTCTTGATCAACCATTTGTGAGGCAAGGGCCAAGGCTTGTTGCGCTTCAAGGTCTAATGGATTTTCTTGGTGCAGATTTAATATATCTTTTCCACCCGATGCCTGCGCAACATACGCGCGCATAGACTGCAGGTAGTGTAGTGTTAAGTGTTGCTTGATGTGTTCCAGTGCATGTGGCGCAAAGACCGGGCCAATTACTGGGTTGCCGCCGTACGCTGGGTTCTCTGCGTACTCTAAGTGAACCTTAATGTGGGCGATATGGTCTTGGTCTGGGTACGCGGCAGCTGGTCGGCCCATGGTCATCGAGACGTTCTCAAGCGCTGGGTTAGACTCAGAAGCACCTAATGGGTTTGGTAATACCTCTTCGACAGCAGGAATCTTTAACTGATGCAACACGCGGCGATAAACAGCACGTACGTCAAACATGCCTGGAGGCGCAGATGTTGCCATCTGTAAGAGTGCCTGGTTCTGTGCTAAGCGCTGTGACTCAGAGAAGATGTTAGGATCTGAGACAGGGCGTACGTCTGAGTTGTATGCAAAGTCGCGAACTTCAATCTCTGTGCCAGACTGGTTGTCCATTTCGTCCAGGTACCAGTGATTGATACGGGAGATAATGGCCAGGGACTTGGCTTGTGAGCGGTGTAAGCGCGCATGAATGGAGGAGAATACCTTGGCACCTTGCTCGATCAGAGCCTGGGTTGTGCCAACTGGCATGTTGTTGTTTGCTTCGCCAATCTTTTCTTCGGCGGTAGTTACCACGCCTTTAGCGGCGTCAGTTAACCAGCCTAGCAAATTAAATAGAACGCTAGAAGGTTGGTTGAACGGCATTGGCATTGCAATCTTGCGAACGTCGTCAACGCCAGGGGCGCCTTCAATCTCTACTACTTGAGTAGGTTCAATTCGATCGCTTTGTCCACCAATTCGGCCACCCTTGAGTTTAAGAAGTGTTTGGCTGTTGTTGATATGAGCAGCGTCAAGTAAAGCGCGCAGAGCACCGGTAAGAGCAGCAGACAGGCCACCAATAAGCTGAGGAAGTCCAATAGCGTAAGCTCCGCGCCAAGGAATGAATTTAAACTCGACAAACCAATCCAATTTTTCGAGCTTTTCATCGCCTGATTCCCAGTTACGGTAGAGTGCTAATACTTTAGAAGTTGTCTCATCGATAGTGAGGATGTATGGTGCGCGGCGACCTTGTGTCTCAGGGTCATCATCTAAACGCATGAAGCACGTCACTTCATAAATGCGGCGCAAACCATCAATATTTTTAGAAGGCATATCTTTGCCTTCAATCTTATCGTTAGCTGCTTCGGATCTAGTTTGCTCTGTTAGTGGTGCGTCTGATGTGTACTCTGAGTCGATATCGATGTAAATACCAGCCTCAACGCGTTGTAAGAATATGTCCTCAGTAATGTCTTGTACTTCAGTTACGCGCTGTGCGGTGTAGAAGTTGGTAGACGAGTACGGTAGGAGGATGTTGTCAATCGGCACCCACTCGCATGTTGGGCGCGCTTGCTCGGCGTCATAGCGCCATTTTAGGAACTGAGAACCGCCAAGAGGGAGTTGGGTCAGCAACTGCTCCATCTCATCTCGGAACTCAGGTATTTGTTCTGTGAGCTGCCAGTTCATAAATTCTACTTTACGATTGGCTGTCTCTTCTTTAACTCGGTCTGCTTGGCCCTTGATGTTTGACTTAACAATTCCATCGGGTGGCAATAATTCTCTGGTTGACGATGCCGCGAAATCTACGCAGCTCTCTGCCATTACTGGGTGAACAACTTTAGAAGCACCATCAAAAGTAGCGCCGCCAGGGGCATCCTTACCAAGACCAGTGCGACGTAAACCCTCTTCATACTGTTTATCTCGTTGTTTGCGGGACTCTTTGTCCACGTCAATAAAGTCAAGGTACTCAATCGCAATAGATTGTAAGTCGCTTTGATCAAACACTTCTGCTAAGTTGATGTAAAACTCTGGTGATTCTTTTGGGCTGTATTTAGGTGTAAAGTTGACGCTTACTGAGCCATCTTCATTCTCAATAACTTCTTGCTCTGCATCGTCCTCGTCTAGCCCGAGCTCGTCTTCAAATGCTTCCATCTCCGCGTCTTGATCTTTTGCGTCATGGATTTCTTCTTCACGGTCTAAGCCGGGAAGGTTACTGCCTGTTTGAATCGGTAGTCTTGGATTTGCCATAGATTATTTATGTTTTTTGCGCGGGGTTCTATTGGCCGGCAATGGGGAATAGGGTGGACATAATTGAGTCCTTATTTTAACTAATACGCTAATTGAGTCTAATCCGCCCTACATAGAATATGGATTTACGAACTTATTCCTTATTGCGTCATCAGAATAGTCATAGTCACGTGCGGGTAGGAAATCGAGCTGAATCCAGCCAGAATCACGCAAAACGCGCAAGGCCTGGGATAGGGAGTCCACGTAGTCATCATGGCCACCGGCTTCTGGGAACGAACATACCTGGCGCAAGAATCGCTTGGCCCATTCCGCAAAGTCGCCCTTAACTTTGGAGTCTTCTGGTATGAAGACCTTACCCTTGGCAACGAGGGGCGCCACAATGTTTAATCGCTGTACCTTATCCGCGCGCCCGGGGTTGTAGCCACGTACAGGTACACCAGAGCCCTGGAGCTCTTGTATAAGGGATATACCAGCACTCTTGTCTTCCATGAGGATCAGGTCCGCTTTACGGCCCTTACCGAAGTCGTTATCGGCGCCATAGACCACTTCCTTAAAGTCATCGATGACCTTGTGGCGCAGCTGTGGGTAGGCTAAATGCTGGTCCCACGCATCCAATAGGATGATGGATGTACCAGCATCTTCTTGCTCGAACACACCCCAGACTGTGCATGCAGTCGGGTCGTTCATGGTCTTTTCGCTGGTCGCCGGGTCATATGAGGCGATTACATATTCTAGGATTGGCGTCGGCCTGTTGGCCGGCCACATCTTGAACTGCTTGCGCTTGATGATACCAGACGCTTCTGGGTCAAGGATTTCTCCGTAGATCTCCTGTCTGCCGATGTCTGTGCCGTCGTAAGTCTCGAGCTGTTTGAAGAAGGTCTCGGATAGGTTGGCTCGGTTGTCAAACGATGAGGCGTTGACCATGTAGACGTCGCCACCAATTTTTCCTTCGGCCAGGTCGACGATGAGTTCTTTTGGCTTAGGGGTGGTGGTGATGATTTGCTGGACTCTTGGGATCCTAGGATCCTTAAGTCGCAAAGTGAACTGGACACCATCGTATGCGTCGTCGAGATAATCGAAGGCGCACAGCTCGTCAAACCAGGCTCCGTGGTATTGTTTACCACGATATCGCTCTGGCTCGGAGGCGGGGATTCCCTGGATGATTGATCCGTTGGTGAGGGTAATCTCAAAGAGGGACTTGTTGTAATCGCGGATAAGTGAGGCGGGAATGATATTGAGAAGTCCGGAGTCTCCCTCAAAACAAGTTGCACGAATATCATTGGAGGTTGGGGCAGTAACGAGCCAGCGTGTGCCCTCGTACTTCCAAGCGCGAATACCAATCCAATGAGAGGCAGTATGAGTCTTACCAGATCCACGACCGGCCAGCATAAGGAACGTGTCATACTCGCCATCTTCAGGTTCTTTTTGGTGCGGGAGGGCCTGCAGGCTCCATTTGACCTGCCACATGACGGAATCGAGTTGTTGCTTGGGCCAGTGTTTGTGTGCATCGGCGAACTTCTTTAAAGTAAGTTCCTGCTTTGGTGTTAAAGACATGAGATAAATCCTTCCCCGACTAAGAAGCTCTTATCAGCTCCTTCGGTTTCTATATGAACGCACATCTGTGGTTCAATTTGTTTTACGTGCTCTATGTAGCGCCGGGCTTGGTGGACCTTGAGCTTAGGTGACTCTTGGTGCTCCATGAGTTTGAGGCGGCTTCTAAATGTCAGTGTGTACTCGTTAAAGTCTTCCCGGTACGCCATGTTGGTCTTAATGCCTAGTGATTCCACAAGGCCCTGGATTTGGCGCATTAGCTGGGATACTTTTCCCGTAATACGAAATGTATCTGACTGTTTGTTATACTGGCTACGCTTGGCGTACAAGATACCGGAGAGCAGTTCAATACGCTGCTCGGGCGCGGCTAGTAGGTAGTTGTTTGGGATTCTGGTCGGCACGTTGGGGATGAGCTGTGACTCAACCGTCGGCTTGGTGCTGTAGACCCGGATGTGGATCTTTTTGTCACGCCAGGAGGTTAGCAAGTAGCCGCAGTCCTTGAGCTTTTGGGTGACATACTCGGTGTGCGCCTTGGGGATCTTGATGTGGTTCTTGGGGTTCTTATTGATGAACCAAAAGCCAAACACAAACGGGTGGACTGGTAGGTCCTGGTGCGACAGGGCAATAGGCTGGGTCGATGGTACCGAGTACAGCAGTGAGTTGTTTTTTCCACGTAGCGGGGCGTCTACCAGGTCCTGCATGGTTAGTGGTCGCAGCGGGCGCCTGAACTTATGCACACCCTTGTAGGTCACCAACCTGTTTCGGTACTTGGTGTTTTCTGTGGGTAGCGCCAGGTGTTTGTCGCCGGAAATTGTTAGGCCATCAGAGAGGGTGACTCGGTAGCAATCTTGGGCATAGTACTCTTGGACCAAGGTGACTTTGGCTGGTTGGCCAAGTCGGTCAAATACGTAATCTCCCACCTCAATCTTGGAGGCGGGTTTCCAATAGTTATGGGTTAGTACTTTTTCTGTTGCTAGTATCGCCATGGTAGTTTTCTCGGACCCATTGGTCCAGGTAGCGCCCTAACGGCGCCCAAATGTTGTTTTGAACGGAGTACGGCAGTTTGGCTATGTTTAAGACTGCCTTGGTGCAGGCCAGTCTAAACTGCAGGTACTTGGCAGTTTCTTTGTCCAGGATATTAGACGAGACATCCACCGTGTCAAAGTTGTACAAATCACATACCAAGATTCGCAAGCCCTTAAACTCACCGGCCGCATTTTCCAGCGCGCCTTGGATTTGGTAGATGTATTTGTCCATACTTCCACTAATACGCAACTGGGGTAAATAAGCCCCAAGGTTTTAAAATATAGCTCGACTCTGTCCCCTTTTGTCTGGGTTGTCTGGGTTGCGAGGCTTATTCCAGTCCCCCCATACCCCCCTTATTATTTTTAAAAAATTATTTTAAAAAAATTAAATAAAGGGTTACAACCCAGACAACCCATGCAGGGCGGCTGTAAGTCATTGATTTTGTTCAACGCAAATAATAATGATTCTCATTTACTTTTTAAAAAAAATTTTAGGAAATTGGTTTTGCACCAAAACGGTGCATTTTGTAAGAGCTTGGGGGTTATGGGGCCCCCGGCGGCGGGTCGGCGTACAGGACCCAAATAGGGGATGTGGTATATAAACAACACCCCGTCAAGGAAAAGGAGGGCCAACGTGACAATTTGCCTATGTCAATAGGTATATACCCTATGTGTTGTGCCAATACAACACTGTGGTATACAAACAACGAGGCAACATGACACGCGCCCAAGCGCAGGCCTAAATGAGAATGCGTCTCATTCGCATCTAGGCCAACGTTCCACATTGCGGCATTGCATCTCACAATGTGGAATGCAGACTATGCACCAATGTGGTGCGTTGGTCAGTGCACCAATGTGGTGCATTGGCATACTGGCTATTAGGGTAAACACCTATTGACGGATAGGAGGGGCAAGAAGGGGCCTAGGAGACGAGCTGATGTGAGATGAGGGGTAGGTATCATCTAGGTGGAGAAGTCTAGTGATTGATATACTGTGTGGGCTCACAGGGCACGCGTACGCGAGGTGGCTAATTGGGGGGTGGGCGAGTGTTGGCTATTAGTCACAGACCACGCAGTCCCACAATAACCCACATAACCCCACAATCTAGTCAGGTATTAAATAGGTGTTGACATTCATTTCAAAGGTCCGTATACTGTTTTACATCGGAAGTGCAGTGGCTAATCCACTCAGGTAGTAAGCAAGTAGCACGGGGCCCAGCCCCACACCATCGCCCTTGCCTCTGCTCCAGCTGACATCTGACTGTCGCCAGTGACTAAGTACCAGCTGGCTTACCAACGTGGCGATCCCTAGATATGCGAAGGCAAAGACTAGGTGCTGGATAAGAGGCAGTGCTCGAGACCAGCCAGTTAATCACTGAGATAGTATGCACCAGCGTGCTATGCCAGCAGTTAACTCACAACACCACACAGGAGTAATACCATGACAACAACAGCAACCAAGGCCACAACCCTGACATTCAAACAGTTAATGACTATCCAGTCAGTACTGCAGGATGCACGCAGAGAGCAGGCCCATGCAACATACGCACACGATCAGGTAGTTAAGGCATCACTCAAGGGCAACCCTGAGCGCCTTGAGTACTTAGTGGACGTACAGCAGGCAAACTATGATCAGAAACAAAACCTAGACCACGCATTCTATGCAGTCGAAGAGATGATCAGAGAGTACCAGTAATCAGGTCGAAACAGTCGTGAGACTGTCTGCACGTTATGCGTGCACTGATGAGACCAAACACTAGGAGCTATACCATGCCAAAATTTACAGTGGTTAAACTAATTGACCAAAACAAAGTAGTGCCAGCAAGACTATTGCCTGAGCAGTCAGGTGACTACCTTGAGTGGTCGGTGGATGATAAAGACACCCTCCAGTACAACACTAAGACCAAGCAGTTTAGCTATGAGGAGTATGAGTTCCAGGATGATGACTGGGAGCTAGTTAACACCCTTGGACATGATGTCGCCTATAAGATCGCATTGAACGAGGGCATCATCTACGAGTAAACAGGTCGAAACCGTGTTGACACGGTCTATACATTAGGTGTATACTGACGAGACCAAACCACAGGAGCATATATGTACACAATCAATATCGGATTAGCAAACCCATTCACCGGCGGCTACAATACAGTGGATGACACACTCAAGGCCGCGCTGGGATTCATTAGCGGCATTGTGGATGTAAAGGTATCAACCAGCGGCGAGGAGCCTACTGTAATCATCCGCTACACAACAAACAAACGCAACCTGAGCGTACTGGCCACGGCCTTAGATCAGGACTGCATCGCACTGTATGACTGGGCCATTCAAAAGGGCTCACTGATCGGTGACAAGGCAGACCAATGGGGTGAGTTTAACCCTGAGTATTTCCAACACATCTAGGAGGCAGTATGATCAGAGTACAAACCCATTACCAAGGCGATGCCATGGTGTTTATCCAACGCGACGGCACTAAGGCCACGCACCCGTATGAATTCACCCACAAGGGTGTTGACTATTACCTGCTAGGTGGTGTATACTATGACCTAGAGCAGGATTTGATTGACAGAATATTTAATTAGTTTTCGGTGGTTTGGTGACACTATTCAGCTCAAGTACTCGCAGACGAACGACTAAAAAGACACCAAGCCACCACCCAATACAGGAGGATATATGGCCGTATCATTAGCACACAACATGGGTACCATAGTGCGCTCCAATATGAAGTGTACTAACTGCACCCATAAGCGCGCATTCTTTTATAGCAAAGGCATTTGGTTTTGCTGGCACTGTAAGTGCACTCGACCAATGACACCAGTAGAAATTGATCAAGTAAATGAAGAGAACCAAAAACAAAGGGAGTACTCATAATGATTAAATACGCAGTCAGATTAGACAATCAGGTAATATGGACCTGCGACGGCAAAGAAGAGCTCTATGATAGTGAGGAGGATGCTCTCTTGGCACTTCAGGAAGAGATGGATGCCTGCGAGCGTGCGTGCCATCTTGGCTACATGGAGGACAGTGGGGACTTTGACAATTACAGAATAGTGGAGGTGGAAAATGACTAATTGCTACTTAATCGAGTTTGAAAATTTAGACGGGTGTTTCCAGTATGAGAGCTTTATGGCTGAGGATCAGTTTGAGGCAATCGACTTGTTTGACGAGCACTACCCAAAGTGCACGCCTTACAATGTATTCCTACAATTAAACCAATGGAGCAAAAACGATGAGTAAAAAGTACAAAGCATACGCAACAATCTCATACGATCTTGTTTGCGAGTTTGAGGTAGAAGACGGCGAGGATCCGTGGGACGTGGGGCGTAACCTCGACGGCGGTGATTTTAAAGAGATTGACAATTCCAGTGACTGGAACGTCTTTGACGTCGTGGAGGTAACAGAATAATGTGCGCGCTATATGACCTGATATTGAACGATGAGTACCGCACCACAATCTACGCGCATGATGAGCAGGACGCGTGGGAGATTGCTAATAGGTGGTACAATAACCCCGAGCAGGCCAAGATTAAACTACATGAGGAGCAGGTATAATGAAAACAATCACTATGACAATTGACGAATACAACACAATACGTCGTCTCAAAGATTTTGCGCAATGGTACATTGAAGAGCGAGAGCCAAGTGGCGAGCAGTATTTTATGGATATTGAGAATGTATGTGCAGGCCAAGCGGCCATTGCGATTATTGACAGTAATATCTTTAAGCAGTATACTGCTGAAACATTCGAACCAACACAGGAGTAATGCCATGACATTCACAATCAAAGACGTAAACAACATCGAGACAGACGACGAGGTGAGCCCAGCGGAGTATTACCAGTCAATCCAGCGCGCTATCAATGCCGGCATGTGGTCAATGCAGGGATCATACGGACGCGCCATGATGGACGCTATCAATGAGGGTAAGTGTTTGTTAGGCCTCAAACCTGCTAAGGATTATTGGGGTAACACTATCCCATCGCGCCTACAAGTTAAGGACGGCACCAAGGGATCATGGGACTATGTCAAAGAGCACAGTGGCATGGTGTGGGCAAACAATATGGCAGGTGTTGACATCAAGAAATAATTGCAGTATAATATCATTTTACCGGAGGATATATGAACAATCTAATTGACGAGTATGGCATCATCAATCAACGCATCGCTGAGCTAGAGGAGATCAAGCATAAACTCAAGGCCGAGATTCTCTCACGTGGCGTCGGTATCTATGAGGGGCTCTCATGGTTTGCTGAAGTGCAAGAGTATGACCGTGAAAACATCTCAGCACCATTAGTACGTAAGTTAAGCAATGAGGATTTTGTAAAGCAGGTGACAACCATTCAACATATCAAGGCAGTAGTAGTTAAACCACTGGAGGCATAACATGCACGGATTAAACATTATTAAAAGACTCAACCGCACAGAGCAGGACTTTATTGACCACATCCTTGCAACACCAGTACCGGATGTAAACCTATTAGACGTGTGGACTAATTGGAAAGCAGAACAAGCAGAGGCTAAGGCAGATGTCGCAGTACAAGTACATACTGATTGACGAGTTTGGAGGGGCCTGCAGGCAGTTTGTATCTAAGCTGGAGGCTACCCCCTACCTTACCGCAGGCATGAGCTTAAAGGCACTACCACGTCAGCCCAAAGTCAGCCCGTACCAATTAGCCACAACACTATTGAAGGAGGCACCATTTTGAAAGTCATCGGATTCTTTATGTTTATTTATGGCTGGTTTACCTTGTATGATGCAGGCCTTAGCTTTGAGGGCACAGCATTCTTACTAGCAGGCCTGCTCATTGTGATGTACGAGGAGATCTTGCCACGTGTTGAGATTTTATTCAGAAGGAATCACAATGAATGACTTTTTAACTGATTACCTGCAATCCCTGTATGGTATACCAGTGTTAGATTCAGAAGAGGAGTACGCATTAGCAGAGCGCATCAGTCAAGGTGACGAGCAGGCATTAGATAAGCTGGTCACCCACAACCTGCGCTTTGTGGTGTATACTGTACGCAAACTGACGGCGTGGAACCACTCACGCACACCGCAGGAGGATTTGATTGGCATGGGCAACATGGCACTACTAAAAGCCGCTCGCCAGTGGAAACCAACCCAAGGTGCTAAGTTTGCCACGTACGCCAAGGGGTTTATCCTTCGAGGCATTGAGCGTGGACAAGATGACACTGAGAACCTGATACGTATACCAATCAAGGTGCGAGAGGAGATGCGCAAACTGATGTACACTGAGCGTGCATTAACTCAAACACTAGGACGACAACCCACGGCCAATGAGATGGCCACTATCTTAAACAAGACAACCAAGAGGATTAACCAGCTTAAGTTTTACATGCAACAAGAGCCAGCGTCCTTGGACGCACTGCAATTAGATAAACTGGAGGATAACGAAGATGAGTAACTTTACACCCGAACAAACCCGCGCCTATGAGCGATTCATTCGCGCCCGTAACAATGTATCCCTTGGCCAGTACCGCCAGTACAATAAGAACCCATGGCAACCCACCTCAGACGTGGTGTGCACAGTGGACACAGAGAACATGAACCACCCACTGTTTGAACAAAATGATGCGTGGCTGGAGTACAAAGAGGCCAGCTTAGCATGGTGGGCCATTGAGCCACGCTACCGAGATGAACAGCGTATGCGCTCATCACGTGGTGATTATGGTAAGGCAGACAACTGGGACGTACGTGCCAGCTATGTAAAGGACAGCTTTAAGAACATCGAGAAAGGGCAGTAATATGAAACTGATACCAACAGAAATCCATGAGGATGGTGAGCTCACTAAGATTGAGTACCACAACGAGGCAGGTGAGTTTGTCATCGAGGCAGTATGGGATCCTGAAGATGAGCAGACCAGTGAAAATCGTGTAAAATTTCGTGCGTGGGCAACCCGCCTATTAGATCAAAAAGGATATGAGGTAATCAAATGAATAAAGATCCATGGGACAACTACCTAAAATGGTTATTACTTTTCACCGCCTTATACTTTTTAGGGCATATAGTCTGTGCGTTGGCTGATCAGACCATCGTTCAGACACCAGGCGCACCGACTACTACCTGCATTGTCAACAAGGGATGGGTTACCTGCTTGTAGTAAATGAGAATGATTCGCATTTGAGCTCTAATAAAATCAAGGACTTAGCGAAAACCTGCATGGGTTGGGTGGGTTGTGTACCATATTCACCCCCCTTATACCCCCACTTTGATTTTTTTAAAAAGATTTTTTAAAAAAGATAAATAAAGGGTTACAACCCACCCAACCCATACAGGCAACGTGTAACCCATTGATTTTATTCAATCCAAATGAGAATGATTATCATCTAGCTTATATTTCACATTGTGAGAGCATAAATACCCCATTTTGCGTATTAGTTATGGCAAGAAGAAAGGAATTATGAAACCAAACACGCTACCAGTCCTGACACAAAACATACCAGCGACCCTAAAGAAAATCCCACGCTGGGTGATGTGGTCATTCGTCGAGGTAGGTGAGGGCGAGAACAAACGCTGGTCCAAGATGCCACTGCAGACTAATGGCAGACCGGCCTCATCCACCAACCCCGAGACGTGGGCAGACTTCCTCACAGTCGAGGACGCCTATCAGTCAGGTAAATTCTCAGGTATCGGCTTTGTGTTCAGCAAGGACGACGACCTAGTAGGCATAGACCTAGACGATTGCTTTGACCACCAATCAGAGTCTTTCATAAATGCTGCAATGCAGCATCTCTCCAGTCAGGTCGATGGCTACATGGAGATCAGCCCATCGGGTACCGGCGTAAAGATATTCACCCGCTCCATCCCGTTTGCCTCACACGCAGACCACAGCATCGGATTTGAGGCGTACGCCACAGGCCGGTTCTTTACTGTAACAGGACACCATTTATCAGGAAGCATTCCAAATGAGCCTCAAGATCTCACAGACATCATTCCCGCCAGAGCTCTACGACACACAGGCGACGCCTTCGGTGACTACACTGCTCCACTGGAGGGATGGGATATCAATCGAGTCGAGACAGAACTCTTGGCCAACATCGACCCCGAGTGTGGCTATCATGATTGGCTCAAAGTCGGGGCAATTCTACACCATCAATTTCATGGTGACGTCGAGGCGTTAGAGGCATGGGATAGATGGTCAGCAACGGGCTCATCCTACACCTCAACGGGTGAATACTCATGCGAGAACAAGTGGAGAACCTTTAAGGGCTCCGGTGCCACACTGCGCTCACTGGTATTCCAAGTAAACCAGCAAGAACGCACGCAGGCGCTCTCCCGTGGTGAGATTATCCTTGACGCGGGCACCATGAACCACGCCCGTAAATTCTTGGAGTCTTACTACACAGAGGAAGAGGGCTACAAGTTAGTGCACTACGCCGATGATTTTTATATCTACGGGGGCACACACTATGAGGTAATCGAGGAGGCAACTATCCGCTCCAAGGTGTACACCTTTTTAGATAAGTGCAAGAAGTCAGGCAAGCAGGGTGCGTTGGTGCCGTTCAACCCATCACCGGCAACTGTCAGTGGCGCGTTAGATGCAATCAAGTCGATTGTCCACCTACCAAACCACCAAAACACTAAGCCACCGATTTGGTTAGAAGAGTATGCACGCACTAAACCCGAGGCCAGCAAGTTAGTCTCACTTAAGAACGGGCTGTTTCATTTAGAGGACTCGATACTGATACCGCACTCACTGGGTTTCTTTACGCAGAACTCTTTGCCGTTTGCCTATGATCCACTAGCCACATCACCAACGTGGGAGAACTTCTTACACTCGGTGTGGCCTGATGACCAGCAGTCGATTGAATGCCTGCAAGAAATGTTTGGATACATCCTTAGCGGTGACACCAAGCAGCAAAAATTCTTTAACATCATAGGCCCACGTCGCTCGGGCAAGGGAACAATTAACAAGGTGCTCGTTGCCCTACTTGGACAACATAACACAGTGGCACCAGAACTAGGAGAGCTTTGTGACACATTTGGTCTTCAACCTTGGCTTGGTAAGTTACTCGCTTCTTTTACTGATGCTCGCGCACCGGAAAGGAATCGTTCTGCTGTGGTTAGTCAGCTTCTTCGTATTGTGGGCGGTGATACCATTACCGTAAATCGCAAGAACAAAGAGGCATGGAACGGATACCTCCCAACGCGATTAGTAATCTACTCGAACGAAGTTTTGCAACTAACAGAGAACTCTAACGCATTGACTGGCCGTATGATTGTATTGAAGATGACCAAGTCGTTCTTTAATAAAGAGGACACCGACCTAGCGCACAAGCTAGAGCAAGAGCTCGGTGGTATCTTTAACTGGGCGATGGAAGGACTCAAGCGTCGTATCAATCGCGGTGGCCACTTTGTGCAACCTGAGAGCGGTAAAGAATACCTTGACCTGATGGCCGAGCTGGGCAATCCAATCGGCTCATTCGTTGAGGACGCGTTGATCTTTGACGCCACCTCAATGGTAAGCAAGGACGATGTGTTTGCATGCTACAAACACTGGGCGCTTAAGAAGTCTATGAGCCCAGGAACCGAGCAGGCATTTAAGCGCAGATTCTTGGCGGCAACTCAGGAGAACTTTGTTAAGTCAGATCTAGTTAGCACCAACGGCGAAAGATCGCACGTGTACATGGGTGTACGCTTTAACGACAAGGCACAGAAATTCTTAGACGGAATTGTAAAATTTGATGAAGGAATATTTTAATGAACGAGCAAGATGAGAAGAGTTTTTATAGGGGAATGATTATCCTTGGACTAATCGTCCGAGGTGCACCATACCATCACATTTCTGAAATGGCAAAAAACCTATTAGACCAGATCACCAATGAACAAGAGGAAACTAAATGAACATTCATGCACCTGAAAGACAACAAGACGAAACCTTCGCGGGTTACAAGGAGCGTAGGCTCACCTCCAAGGCGATCTACAAAGAAAGCCAACGTGGCCAACGATTGGCGGCAATGGATCCTAAACTTTTCTTCGTCACCCCGCATCATTGTAGTGTGGAGCGTAAAGCAAGGCGAGATCAGATTGCACTCATGGGAGCTAGGCAGTACAAGCGCCTTACCAAACGGATGAAACGTGAAAAAGTTTAACTTTCGCAAACGCGTTAAGCGCAATCCCTTTACCACTATCTTTGGTGGTATTGGGAGGCGTCGCATTGTTAAGAGCGAACCCAAGGTAGTAATGATTTGGCGTAGATATGTATTGCCCCAGATTTTGAAACCACAACCATCACGCGTTGTGCTCGGTAAGTCAAGGATACAATGGATCCGACGCTCCCACCAAGGCTGGCGTAACAAAACATTCGGAACAATTAGTGCAATCAAAGTGCGGCTTGAATTTGGTCGCCGCAAACCAAGCAGCCCATTTAGGAGATAACATGGAACGACATTTACTAGCAAACCGCATCATCACCCCTGACGGCACCATGCTCCAGTCATACCATCGCCACGACTACAAAGAGTACGTTGATGCCAATGGTAAAGAGTATATGATTGATGGCGGTATATACTATCAACGTTGCAACGTGCACGATGATGCACCACACCAAGACGCAAGTGTGTACTCAGATGATCCGCATGAAGTCATTAGAGATGCTTTGCACTGGGGAACGTATGGCAAGAACGGCGACAAGCCAATCCAATGGAAACCTGTTAGCGCGCTATCAAACCCACACATCCACGCGATCATCACAACCCAGCACCACATCCCCGAGCACATTAAAAAGG